TTGAATCGCTAGTTAAACTTAATTTACTTAACTCTTCATTAGGACCTATAATTGGATTCGCTCCACTAAACATTCTTCCATCATATGTCATATAATATTTACCTTTATATGGACCTTTTGATGTTTTGTATTCACTACCATTTGTAATGAGATCTGTTTTTATTCTAAATGAGGGATAATATCTTAACATTGTTATACTTTTGTTGGATCATAAGAAACATGAATATGATTATCGTGACCAGAAAATCCAAATGTTAATACCGCTTTTTTATTTCCAGATTCTGCATTTTTTATATATCCATTATTTACTAATGCATCTACAAACTTATCTACCTTTCCTCTATTTGATTCATTTGGATTAACTCTAACATTATCAACTATTGCAATATCTACTGCATTGGCTTGTGAGTGTCTAGATATAGCTCCTGAAGCTGATTTTATTTTATGTCCTCGAATACCAGTAGTTATAGTTACTATTGTGCCTGCTAATACAGCGGCTGAGTTAATTTCATTTAGAAGCGTTGCATTTATAGGTTCAGATGCTGGATCTCCTAATGGACCTTTTCCAAAAAGAATATTACTATAATTCTTTTTTTGTGTTGGATAATTACTAAAATTACCAGTATTCGGATAATCATCTATTCCTAAAGTAAGAGGTTCTGATGACTTAAATCCTTTTGCTGGAGCGAATTCTGTTCTTAAAGATTCTTGTTCAAAGTCTTGTCTTTTTTTCAAAAACATCATATTAGCTCTAACATTACTTATCCATTGATTTCCTTCTATAGTTTGATCTAATCCAACTACTACGAATCCTACTGTATTTGTTTTATCTGAATCTCCATATGGATCTCTTAAACTAAGATCATATGTATATGGTAAAAATTCTTTAGATATAGTAAAAGCTTGTCCCATTCCAAGTCCTGAAAGTCCGTCTGTTGAAAAATTTAAGCTTACTGGAATTACTGCAGAAGATCTTGATCCTTTCTCTGCGCCTTTTATTTTTGACATTCTTTCTATGAAGTAATTTGTTGCATGGCTTACACTTGATTCAGCTGGTGTAGTATCACTATAATAAGTTTCTATAGCCTTATTAAACTGTATAGCTGAATTTATCATTGCGTTAGTTGGCAAAGATTTGGTTACTTGTAATTCTCCACGATCAGCAATATATCTATCAGTGTATCCAAGATTATAGAATCCAAAACTATCAGACGTTTTTGATAGACTTGAAAGACCAGGAGCTGTTGAGTTTGCTGATATTGCTATCATATTTGATAACTTACTAGAAACATCTGTTCTTATTTCTAAAGTTCTAGCTAATGATCCTAATCCAAAAAGAGGAAATTCTGTTTTGTTTGTTATATCAACGTATTCACGTTCAATATTTGGAGTCATTTGATCATCTGTGATATGCATTGTATTTCCGGCATCATCATAAGCTAATCTAAACATATTAAAATCTCCCAAATACTTATTCACATCAAAAAGTATTTGTTCTATAAATTCTTTTGCATATATATCATTAGATTGATCTTGTTTTGTATAACTAGAAACTATCTTTAATAAATAATCAGTGCTTATTAACACATTCATAGTTTTACCTCTATAAGCTTCTGTTTTATCAGTAGAATCAATTATTTTAAATTTAGGTAAACTTGTTGATAATCGATCTCCTATTTCTTTATCTTCTGGTTTATATATAGGAGTTTTTGTTGTTTCTCCTTCTAGGGCTTTTATAAAATCTCCATCTATTACTGAAGGTTCAATTATAGCTTTAAAGTCTGAATTGAATCCTTCAAAAGGGATCAATATATCATAAGGATTAGTAGAAAGTTGTTTTGCATTAGACAAACAAATGTTTGTTTTAGGATTAAAATCAAAATATACTAATGGAGTTGTGCTTTCTTCTTGTTTTTTAACATCGTAAATATTGCAAATATGATTAATTATCATTAATACAAATCCTAATTTTACATAAACTGGATGATTTACTTGAGTTCCCTCAAATACTCCAGCATTATACCTATATGGTATAGTATATGTAGTCATTAGCTCTGAATAATTTACCCATGCTGAGTTTTGATACAATTTAGTTGCTGTTGTTTGATTTCCCATCAATGAAAAATTAAATCCAAATTTGGATCTAAGTTTTATCATTTTATCAGTATCTAAACTTGTATTTATTAATTGATCATACTCATCGCACTCTTTTTTTATTTTGGCTAAATTAATTTCTAATGCTTGAGTTTTAGGATTAATTTCTCCAAGTAAATCATCTAAGATATTAGAAAAAATACCAGCTTTAAATAGTTCTTTAGTAAATGTAGAATAATGATTTTTACTAGTTAAATCCAAAACTGATACTAGACTGTTTATTTCTATTCCAGACTTTATAGAATTATCTAATGAATATAATTGTATTGTTCTAATTATTACTTCGAATGCAGATTGATATTTTAAAGCTTCACTTTTTTGTATTTCACTAACATCTAATGGAGGTTGTGAATCATTTGTTTCTTGAGCTTCTGATGCATCAGGTTCTATTTTTTTTTCTGCAGCATCTGTACTTATAAAATCTATAGGTTGAATTACATTTTGAGTAGTAAAACTTTTTATAAATCTAGTGTCTTCTATTGTTAATTCTACGCCTAAAGTAAATTTTACAGGTTTTTGAACTATTTTATCTGGTAAGGTTTTAAGTGTTTGAACGTCTACTTGATTTTTTTCTATTACATCTACGGTTCTTGTAAAAGGTAGAGTAAATTTAAACACTATAGCTACTTTATCATTACTAGCTTGTCCAGGTTGAGCAATTATATCTTGTATTTCAAGACTATCTATTGTAAATGTATTATTTTCATAATTAAGTACATTTTTAAATTGATCAACGAATTCTTTATTAGATATAGGATAATAATAATATTTATCTTCTACATTAGGCTCTGTTGTAGTTGCAAATGCCTTTGCCGATATTTTTACATTATAAGTTAATTTATTATTAGATACGTAAGATCTATCTAATTCTCTAGTTTTAAATTCTTTTTCTCCGTCAAAATTAGCTCCTCCAGAAAGGCTTTTAACCGCAGTTCCTGTACTTAAAAATTGATCAAGCTTATTATCATCAGATTTAAACGCATCACTTTTATCAATATCTATTTTTACTTCTTTCAATAGATTAAAAAAAGCTGGTCCATCTAACTTAACTTTTACTTGAGATAACAAATCACTTTTTAAAGGAATAAATCCTTTTAATTTTCTAATTAAAAAGATTTCTCCATACGCAGTATCTACTATTCCAATATCTGCATTTTTTATTTTTTGAGATGCAAAGGAATTGTATACTACTCTAGCACCTGTGTATATATTTAATTCTTTATTATACTTTAAATTAGTGTCTATTAATTGTTCAGCAGTAAGTGGTTTAGGCTTTTCTGTTAGTACCGGTACAATAACGTCTTTTTGTAATAACGCAGCTTTTCTTGTTTCTTCTTCTTCGTAAATTTTTAATAGAGTCTGAACTAATTGTTTTATTGTGGCCTCTTGAATATTTGGCATTACTCTAGGATTATTCATTTTTATTCCACTAGCTAAAACACCTAGAGCCATAAGTTTTATAGTACAATCGTATCCACCTTCTTGATTATAAGTAAAATTAAAGTTAGTGACCATTCCCAGCATAGCATCATAATTTCCTTGGGAATCAATTATGTTTTTTGAAATTTTATTATAAATTCTTTCTTTTGTTAATCCTTCTTCAAAAGGATTTATACTATAGTCTTCGCTAGATTTTATTTTTGTTCCTCCACTTTCATAATAATAAGTGTGACCCCATTCTAAAAAAAGAGTGTATCCTAATTTAAAAAATAAAGCGTCTATGATATCTAATTGATCTTTGTCCCAAACTTTTATCTGTATATCTGCTGATCTAATAGATCCCATTTTTCCTTGCGTAATAACTTTTACACTTGTTATACCAGGCATAGGACGATATCCAAACTTTGCGGTTTCTTTAAATCCTTCTGTGACATTATAGACTTGATCTAATCCACCTCTTTGAAAATACTTTCCATTATCATATATTGAACTTCCGCCTTGCAATACAAACTTCTTAGCTAAATCTGATTTATCACTTAGTAATAATCCCATATCGCTAAAATGAGATCTATCTTGATACTTTAGTATGTCTACAGAAGACACAAGTCTTATCCAAGCAGTTTTATTTCCTTGATAAATAATGTTATCTGTATCTTTTTTATCAATGCCCATTTGCTTAGATCTCTCATTCAGTTGATTGATTAACCACTGATTTATGGGAACTCCCATAGCATTACTAACTCTTCCTCCGTCTAATGGCATAACTATCTTATTATATTTATTGTCTTATATGATTCTAATGCTGATCTAATGTCTGTTGGTATTCTAAGTTGTATTCCAATTGGAGGATATAAAGAATCTCCTGTTAAAGCATTTGCTGAAGATATTATCCACCATAAGCTTGGGTCTCCATAAAAGTTATTAGCTAGCAAATCAAGTCTATCTCCTAAGGTTGTAATTACGTAGTTATCGTTTTCTGTGTATTCTACGTCTGGATATAAATTATTAAGATAGTATTGACTTCCAGTGCTATTATATTTAGTCAAATTTATGTTTTGATACCTATTCATATACTTTTATATTTTTTATGCCTTTTTTCCAGTTCTAATTTGTTTTTCAAGTATAGATTCAAAAGGATTAATAGGTTTAGGCGGATTATATTTAAAAGTTCTATTTCTAGCTTGCGCTATTTTATCTGTGATATTATCTGAGACTACCGTGTTATCTTTTTCTACTGATGTTGGTATTTTATTAACTGTTTCATATCCTGCAATACTTAAATAATCTTCTGCACTATTAGTCATAAATGGCACATTTTGATTATCATCATTAATTCTTCTAGGCACGAAATCTTGTATCGGTTTAAATGAACATTGTATATTGATAACTTGAGGAAGTTGTTTTATGTCTGGACTATTTTCGTAATTTATTTCCCAAGGAGAATTATCATCTACAGTAATACTTACATTTTCAAGCATTCCCGCTACCCTATATAAATAGTCTCCAATAGTTAATCTAATTATAGGAGCTCTCATTATATTATATTTTGGAGAATAGTCTGGATACACTTGAGATATCAAATGATTTAACTTTGAATACAGAGGTTTTAATTCTGTTCTAGATTGCACACCTATTTTAAAAGAAAACGCTATCGCTCTTGAAACTCCTTGATATGTATATAAATCTTCTCCTCTTCCTTGATATTTAAAAGCATTTATTGAAGCTTGATGATTATCTGTGAATCCACTTAGCATTGCTCTAAAAAATATTGCCCAAGAATCTCTAGGATTATCATTACTTATGGCTTCAAAAACAAATTTAATTATATCTTTTGTATCTTTACCATTAGTTAATTCCCAAGGCGCATTTTCATTATCAAATTTAAAAGACTTTAGTTTGCTTAGCGTATCAGCTTGTCCTCTAATAGTAAGATTATATATCTGCTCTCTAGAAGCTATTTTTTTTATTTCATTGCTACTATCTGCTTTTCTATAATCTTGTATATTTTTACTTCTTACTCCTTTAACAGTAGTATTTAAATTCTGATTAAATATAGTATCATAGGTCATTGACAAATTAGAAATAACTAGAATGCTATTTTCTAATTCTGGAACCGTAACTATAAGTTCTGTTGTATTAGGTTTTGATGCAGCTTTACTTGTATCAGAATCTTTAGATCTTCTAATTGTAGTTGCTCCAATACCATAACTTGATCCAGGTCCTCCAAGATATTGAAACAATATATCTCTATTAAAAGATATTCCTAGTTTGTTGACCATATTAGGATCTATAACAACGCTTGAAGCTCTAGTATTTAATTTTAAATTACGAAGAATTAGTAACCTATTAGTTTTTGATTCATTATTTATATTTTGAGCTCCAACAATATCTTTGTAATATTTAGAAGCCAAATCTATAGGAAAAACTCCAGCTCTAGGTAAATGAGTTCCTGTTCCTTGCAATCCAATTTGAGTTAGTGTGTTTATTCCATTATTGTAAATTCTAGTATTTTCTAAGAGTCCTGGAATTAGATTGCTTCCTGGTACTACTTGAAAAGAATTACCTGTTTCTATTTTTGGATTTGATAAATTTAATCCTATTTGTTTTTTTAAAAATGCGTTACCTCTAGGCTTACTTTCAAAAAATTTCTTTATTCTACTTTTATCTATTTGACTTGATACTGTAAATGTTTGAGTTCCAATACCAAATTTTAATCCTCCTCCTCTTATAGGATAATCTGGATTGGATCTATTATTGCTATAAAAATCTAATATAGATTTAGGAGTTCCAGCATCTTCTATAGGAAATTGAATAAATGGTTGTCCAGACCATCCACCTCCAGGCTGATCACTTCCGTACTTTATGCTTTTTAAATTTGTCTTTAAGTCAATTAATGGCATTCGTTATTATTAATGTTTTCCTGTTTTCCGATCTACGTGAGGGTTTCTTCTATTAATATCATTTGTAGTACTTGTAACAATTTGACCGTCCAAAATAAGATTGTTAGTAATTGTGGATGGTCCAGAAGGCATTCCCATTTTTGTTGATTGAGCATCTGCTGTATTACTTGTTCCTCCTTTCCCAGATTCTACTTTGTCTTTAGCTGCTGTCATACTTAAATCTCCGCCCATAGATCTAATTTGAGCACCCATATTTTCTGCTCCTGATTTTATGCTATCTATGAAAGCGTCAGGAATTTGTCCAAATGCAACGTAATCTAATCCTTCTAATATATAATACGCAGCTTTTCCAATGAATTCTACAGCTCCAGCAAAAAAGTCTCTAACTCCCATTATCACTTTTCTTATATTCTCTGGATCGCTTAGCTTTTCCATTAGACCTTCTATCTTACCTATTATTCCAGACTTTTCAACAAAATCAGATATAGACTGCTTTATTTTTTCTATAAAACCAGCAATTTTTTCTTGAAGACTTGCGTTTACTAAATTCTGATAATTTTCTTTTCCCATAGCTTCTGATAAAGCTGCTTGATTTTTATATTTTGCAAGTCCTAATCTAAGTTGTTCTCTTGCATTATCAGTATCTTTTGCTCCAAGCTTAGATAACATCTCTTGTTTTTTAAGCATATCACCCATTTGATCTCTGCTCATTCCCATAGAACTTGCAAGAGCGTCTTGCTGAATTCTATTCATCTTCATGAAATCAGCAGTAGATCCAACTTGCCTATTTATTTCTGCAGCTGCTCCAGCAAGATCGTTCTCTAAGAATAATTCTCTTGCTTTTGCAAGATTAATATCTTTACCTGTTAAAAGTTGTGCTTCAAATTCTTTACTTATGCTAGATTCAAAGTCTAAGAAAGAATCAGCCATAGAATCTAATTGCTTTAACTCAAGTCCCATAGCTTTAACAGTTACTAAAGACTTAGTTAACTGAGCTGGATACTTTGCAAATTGCAATCCTAAAACTCCTCCAAGACTTGATGCCTCTTTTAATATTTGTTTATTTTCAAATTGTATTCCGGTAGCTTGTTTTAATCCTTTAACTTGAGCAAATACAGATTTTATTATGGATTCGTTAGACTTGCCGTTTATTAAAGAAGATTCAGTTATAGAAGCTATTGTGTCGGCTTCTACTCCTGCGATATCTTTTAGCTTTATATTAGTTGCAAGATTCTCAGTATAGATCTGATTAGTCACTCCTAGAGCACTTACCATATCCATTTGAGCTTCTGATAATTTTTGGGTATTTACAAAAAGATCTCCATTGGCTACATTGATGTCAGCGTACTGCATCTTAAGTTTACGAGCTTCATCTGTAGACATGTTCATAGCTCTTGCGAACTTTACGGTCTTATCTTGAATTCCAGTAATGTAATCAAATATAGACTTAAGTCCTCCTATCAGCCCTGATATTGCTCCTCCTATCATAGGAATTGCTGCTCCTATTGATGCAAATAACGCAGCTGGATCGCTTACAGTTTCTTTTATTCCTGATTTTATTGATTTACCTAAAAACCTTGACTTATCTCCAAATGTTAATTTAGCTCCGACTGCGTTAAGTTCTTTTGCGTTCTCAACCATATCCGCGTAGACATCATTATTGGCTCCTAATTTCTTGCCAATTATTCCCATTAATATACCTGTAATTCCTATATTGAAATTAACTTCTTTTTCTGTTTTTAGCTTTGCTTGAGCGTATTCTAATGAATGTTTATTCAGTTTATCGGCTTCTTCTAAATTTACGTGTCTTTGTTCTTCTAAATTAAGTAAGTTAAATTGTTCTTTAGCAATTTCTTCAAGTTGCGCTTTATCTTCTTCTCTAGCTATAGATATAAATCTTAAAGAATCAAGATAATTTTGTACACCTTCATTATTTTCTAAATTTATATTTTTAGCGGATTCTACTAATTTTTTACTTACTATGAAATCTTTTTCTCTTGCTTTTAAGATTTCTTGATTAATCTGCTTTATATTAATAGATTCTTTGCTTAATGATTCTAGTCTTCCTTCGATTCTATCATAGGCCCGACTCATTTTTTTTAATAAATCTTCTGATTCTTTCAGTATGTCTCTATGATCTCCCTGAACTTTTCTGGCTTCTTTCGAAAATTCTATAGCTCTTTTAGCGTCTTCAGTGGAGCCCGCTAAACCAGGATTATTATTTTGATTATCTGCCATATATTTTATCTATAAAGATAAATATTTACTTCTTGGATTTTACCTTAGAAACAAAATCAAAGTCTTTAGAAACCTGTTTAACATGTTCAGGTATCTTAAACTTATTCATGTCTGTACTTTCAGTTACTTTATTGGATTCTTGATCTCTTAGATCTTTTACTTTTTTTAAATATTCGTTTATCTTCTTAAGGTTAAACCTACGGTGAGGAACCGGCATATTCCACACCTCGAAGTAACCGAAGCCTCCGCCACCATGATAGGTTAACTCGAAAACTTCGGTCATAAACTCAGGTCTATAGTCCGCTCCCGGGAAAAAAGAATTCCGCTCCCATCGGTAGATCTGTCTCTACTTCTGTTCCGTCTTTGAGAGTGAATTGAACTGATGTATCGATATCTGGTGTGATCTGGGCTATATACTTTCGTAGTTCTATAGAATCTCTTGATAACAAATGTCCGCCATCTACAAAATCGCGAACAGCTTTTGCTGAGAATTCACCATTTACTGAAGTTACTTGATGTTTTAGTCTTGTACTAAGAAGTCCGAGCTCTTGACCAAGATTCTTTTTTACTCCTTTAATCTCTTCATCAATTTTTTTATCGTCAGATACAGTAAGAATTTTGAATGTTACTTCTATTTTTGAGTAAGGAAGTACAAATACAAACTCATTCTTGTTTTGAAACTTTGTAAAATCTACTTCTTTATATTTAAGATCTTGAAGATCTATTGTAACTTGTTCTTCTTCTGAGGTATTTGGATTACGATACTTAAAAGTGTAATCTTTTCCATACGCTAAAATCCTTGCAGCGATCAAAAGTCCATTTCTATCACCAAGGGTTAGATCTTCGTAACTGAATTCTGTTTTGATAAGAGACTTTAGCATTTTTTCAATTGCTAAGCCTTGACGTAATAAGTTAACGTTTGTTAGAATATCTTCTTCTTTTGCAGTCATGTATTTCATTTCTACTTGACCTATAGATAGTGGACTTTCTTTTACATAAATGAGACCTTTTGAAGGCAAATCGATCATTTCAGTTGGAACCGTGAATTTTGTTTCTGACATAAATTATTTATTTATAAATATACGGATTGAAAGTTTAAGACAAAAAAAAGACTACAGTGTTTCTGCTTATTTATAGTATATTTTATGATCTTGAAGAAATTGGTAATATTTGCTTCTTGTAGACTTTGGTTTTGGATTACTTCCGTATTTAGATCCATTTAAAACTTCATGAAAAACACTACAATTCATATTTAATTTAGTCGCTAATTGCAATGCTGAACCTGCTTCTATTTTCTCGCCAGTTATATTATTTTCGCAGACTACAATTCCTTTACTCGCTCTTGATTCTTCTCCTATTTTTCCTATTTGTCTTTTAATAGCTGCCTCGGCATATCTTTTTCTTTGCTCTTCTGTAGGAATCCAATTATCTTTCCCGCCTATTCCATTTTTATTACCTTTCATTCTTTCACTCATGTGTAGTTTCCAATCTTCTTTTTTGTTCCTCTTCCATAATTTCATTAATGCTTTTCTAGCTATCGCATATTCTTCTTCTGATAGTTCGACTTCTCCACTATAAGTCATTCTATGAAAAGCCCATAACATTTTTTCTCCGTATAGCGGATGATCTTTAAATTCATTTGCTAGTATCTTATGAACTCTATAATGCTCTTCTGGAGTAAGTAAGACTGTTGAACTCTTTTTATTAAATGATTTTGGAACTATATGGTGAGCTTCATAGTATTGATCTTTTCCTTTTTCTCTGATCTCTGATAGCGCTTGACGTATAATTTTAAAGTAATCTGTAAACATAAAAAACCTCTGCTTTATTATAAATATGCAGAGGTTTAATATTTTAATAATTTAGAATACAAATATTCTAATAATTCAACACTAATAATTTAATATCGCGTAATCCATTCCTATTGAGATGGTTATCTCGGTAGGATCTGTTGTAGACCAGTCGTAGGCTCCAAACATTGCTTCTTTAATAAAAGCGCCCTTGATTATCCACTCAGAAACAATATCTCCAACTGGTCCGATGATAGAAAGATTCAAGTCCTTCTTATAGAAGTCTGAATAACCATCACGGCCTGTTACTGATTCGTGATGTAGACGTACCCACTCCATAACAGCTTGTTGGCCAGAAGGAGAGATAGGATTGTAAAGAGAAAGACTCATGTCCCTCCACTCTGCTTTTCCTTTAAGCTTGCGATAAACATTGATATGATCTAATTTGATTTCTCCCAAAGTCACACCTGGAGCGTCTGCCTTTTTAATCATGTAAGACGGAATACCGTCTATGTACATTACGAACCTATTAGCTACTGTTGGCTCAAAGGCCGTAAACATTATCTCCGAAGGATCAAGGACTGGCATAATTATTTTAATTTACTTTTTTAACAATTTGTTTTTTTACTAATTTGGTCACGTAGGCTTTAGATCTATTTAATTGTTTTGCTAAAGCTGTTTGTGACTCATATATAACTCCTTCGTATTCGACTTTTACTCTTTTTACGCTCTCTTTATCTTTCCAGTATCCAGGTTTTCCAAACATTGGATGTTTTTCTCCTGTTCTACCGTAGCAACCATTTTTTTCTCCTTTTGAAGCTAAGCTAGCTTTAAGCCTAGATTCTAGAGTGTGAACTTGATTTTTTGCTGCGATTCTACACTTTTCTATAGACTTTTTATCGTGTTTATATCCAAGTGTTCCATCTCCTCCGCTAGTAAGATTTACTAGAGTTCCAGATTTTTCGCTTTTTTTACCGTAAAGAGCTATAAATTCTATTTCTTTTTTCTTCGCCTCTTCGTAATCAATATCTTCAAATAGAATCTCTACTTCGTAACCATTTTTTGCTATATTTTTCCACTGTTTCGTTCTGCTCCTTTTATCGTAAGCTCTAGATTTTTCGTTTCCTATTCCTATGTAAAAAGGTTGGTTTTTATCTAGTCTTATGTGTCTATATACTACAGCCATTCAAATATAAATATTCAGAACTTATTTTTTCTTAGCGGCTGCGGCTTTCTTTTTAGCTTCAGCTTCTTTTTTCTTTTTATCTTCGATCTCTTTCTTTTTCTTAGCTTCAGCTGCTTTTTTCTTTTTATCTTCTGCTTTCTTTTTAGTAGCCGCGCTTACTGCTTCCATTAAAGACTCAAGATCAAGAGTTTCTTCCATTTCTTCCATTTCTGCTACTGGTTCTTTAGCTTCAGCATCATCAGACTTTTTAGATTTGATTTTATCTAAAGCCATTTGAAGCGCTGTTTTTACAGCTGCGCCTAATCCGCCTGCGGCTATTAAAGATCCAAGTATTTCTACTACTTGTGCCTGATCTGGACTCATACCTACGTATTCGTTTACTTCTTCAGCTTCTTCCATTCCATGTTTTTTGTCCAATTCTGCTTGAATCGCTTCGTATAGATGTTTTGGTACCTTTACTCTTACTTTTGTATTTTCTGTAAGTTTCATTTTATTATTTTGTTATGTTTTATTATCCTCCGAATGTTGTACCAGTTGGCAATACGTTAAAATCAAGTTGAATAAATTCAGCTACTCTTGTAGGCTGTAAGTATATTGTTCCAACCAATTGATTTCTATCGATTACATCTGGTGTATTATTAGTTTCGTCCATTACAACTTGGAAAGAGTATAGACCCTGACGTTGTTGTACTGTTTCAAGATAAGGATTAACTTGATTTAAAAATTTATTCCTTGTTACTTGAGTGTTTGGCTCGAATACTATAGTTTCACCAATTTGACGAATATAACGCTTAAGAGCGATTAACAATCTTCTAACGTTTACTCTATCAAGAGCAGAAGCTTTAGATTGAAGAGTTTTTTGACCATATATTACTGTTCCAACTCCAGGGAATGTTGCGATTGGATTAACTTTTCCACCGTAAAGAGAATTTCTATCGTTTACACTTAATCTTCTTTCTGGTCTAAGTACTGTAGACATTCCACCGCGATTAAGACCTGCAGGTGCAAACCATTCAGCACTTACTTTATCATTATATTCATACACTGCTGGTACTAAAGTAGAGGCTGGAACAAAATTAATTTTTCCTGTTTCTCTACTAGATATCTGTACCCATGGCCAATATGTTGCTCCATAAGAGTTATCATAAGATTGAGCTTTTGATATTGCTTCAGAAATTGCTTGACCATAAGATGTTGTATCAATTACTGCTATACAATCTCCTCTATTTTGAGCTAAAGCTAATACTTTAGTTATAGTAGAATTAGCATTTTGCATATTCAATCCAGGAACATATATTACATTATAATCATATGCATCTCCATTTGCAAGTAAACCAAGAGCTACATCATAGTTTTCTTTGAATACTCCTTGAATGTTTGTGGAGTCTGCTGATACAGTGGCATCTGAAGTCTTAATGTTCTCAAACATATTAAGTTTGGTCTTCTCATAACATCCCCAAATAGCTCCTGTCGCAGATCCAAAAGTTCCCTCTTGAGAACCAGATCCTGGAGCTGGTAAAGATGCTGTGTATTGAGAATATGGTGATCCATACTGATTGAGATATCCAGGAGTTGGTAAATTTACTTCAGATACTCGTACGTATCTTGATTTGTTAGGATAAGACCCTGATATTTGTAAATAGTAACCTCCATTTTCTAAAACTGGAGTTTCTTTTGTGTCACCTATTACGTAAGTAATAAAGTTATTTTGATTTGGATCAAGAGAAATATTATTCCAAGTTTCTAAGATAGTTTTGCTATTTTGATAATCATCGCCTCTTCTTATGATCAAACTAAATAATCCTGATCCTGTATCTACATTGGTAACTTCCCATCTAATATTAGCAGAAGATCCTGATGGTAATGCTCAACGTTCAACTTGAGAAAGTTGACCATTATTATTCATTATAACGCCTTCAGTAATAGTCTCTAATACAAAAGAAGCAGTAAATGCAGAGTTTGTTATTCTTCCTACTGATGCAGTAGCGGGAGTATAAGATCCTGATGCTATACGAGTAACTAAAAGAGAATCTCCGCCTTGTTCAAAATAATTTAAAGCAGCTATCGAAGTTAAGTATTCGTAAGGAACACCTCCGGAAACAAAAGCAGCTCCAAATATCGCTTTATATTCAGAATAAGAAGTTACTAAAGTTGGATAGTCTACTGGACCTGTTACAGTTGGACCAAGTATAGCAGCTCCAGCTGCAATAGGTCCTTGCGTTATTTGAGAAAGGTCGTTTTCATTTACGAAGACTCCTGGGGATATGAGAGTTTCAGCCATTTATAATGTTTTTATCTAGCAATAAATATCGAAACTTTATTCAAAACACTTTTTAAACTGTAGTGTATTCACCAGTTTCTAAATTAATGTTTATATTTCCGTAACTATCTTTAAGTTCAGAGAAAAGTTTTGATTCTTCTTCTCTTAGTAACTTAATTTTTGATTTAATATTATCTACATCTAACTCAATAAGAGTTTTTTGATACTCTAATTCTCCTAGGAAAGATGCATATTCAAGAGCATCTTTTTTAATTAATGTTATCTTCTGTAACTCAGTGTCTGTAACTTTATTCATGATTTATTTTTCTAATTTTTTTGTTTTTGTTGTAGAAGCAGTTTTTGTTTTTGTAGCAGCTTTTGTATTAGTTTTATTCTTAATCTCAATAACTTTTTTAGAGGTTTCTTCTACTATAGGTTCAACTACTACAGAAGAGTCTTCAATTTTAGATTCTACTATTACTTTTTCAGCTATTTCTGGCTTAATTTCTGTAATAACTTCTAATTTTTTTACAGGTTCTACTACTTTTGTTTTTGATTTCTCTATCTTAAAAATGATAGCAGCAACAATTACTATTAATCCAACTAAAAATAATACTGTCATAAGTTACTTTTTTAAATATAAATATCTGTAAATAAATGAAAAATCATCTATGATATATGATTTATTATACTATTTGTATTCTTTTACTATATTCCGTATCTAGTTCTTAATGCGTAATAATTCTGTGTTATTTGAGTTTGTGATAAAGACGATGAATAAAACATTATGTGAGCTAACGACATTGATATAAAATTAGTTCTATTGTCACTAACTGCGTATCCATGTATTTCAGTTGCGCTAGAAAATGTACCAGTAGCACTAAAAGGTTCACTAGAAGATACAACAAAACTACCATTTACGTATAAACTAACACTAGCAGTTGTGCTTACATAAGTCATCATATAATTTGTACCGGTAATTAAAGGATATCCTGTAGATGTTTTAATTACATCTGCAAAAAAGTTTGTAGCTCCTTGAGTAAACTGATTATAATTAATAGTGTTTACGTTTGTTGAAGATCCAACTAATAGTGTTGTTGGGTTGTTTTGGCCTCCAAAAAACTTATAGTCATTAAACGTATTTGCTAAAGGCGCAAAATTTAAAATAAAACTTAGTGTAGATATTCTTCTGTCAGTTGCATTACCTAAATACCCAGATCCTGATGCCCACTGACTAGTACCATTAAATACAAATCTGCTAGCTTCTCCACTAGATATAAAAGTTGGAGATGCTACTAATGCTAAATTGTTACTTCCTGCTAAGTTGGTCCATAAAGAACCAGACCCTGGATAAGAAGAAGTATTTCCAGCATCAAACAGGTGTGTTAAGTTTGTTGTTACAACGTTAGCATATGTATTTTTTAAACTTTCATAGCTTTGACTTATTTCACTATTGCTAAGTGCAACTCCTTTATATAACTCTATTCTTGCTATTTTTCCATTAAAATTTTCTTTAGCTATAATAGGATTGGAAGTACTATTAATACTGCTAGTCATAGCACTACTAGTGACTCCACTAGTTAATGTCAATATACTACCATTTAAAAATATACTAGCTTGACCTGATTGTCTCCTTACTGTCATGTTATACCAGGTATTAGCTGATTGTGTTACGTTTGCATTTATAACTTGAAATTGTCCTATAACAAGTTCTACTCTATTTACTGCATTACTTCCTGGTCCTACTGTAAGACACCCTGGATTGTCAAATATATCTAAGTTAAAAAGTTTTGCGTTTAAATTAGGAACAGTCATGTTATACCAAAAATTCATTGTAAAATCTCCAGTTCCTATTAAAAAAGAATTAGCATTATAATTTATAGTAGCTTGGTCATTTACTCCATCAAAAACTATACTTCCACCATTATATGGACTATATGTAGGTCCATTTACTAATGTTGCGTTGTTTCCGTATTCGCTTATATCATACCAAGTTGTTCCAGATCCAGAATAAGAGCTTACATTACTTGCATCTAAATATAATACTAAAGGAGGAAGTTCTGAACCTACTTTAAAAGTACCATTTTGTTGAATAAAATTTCCATTATTAATTGTAACCATAATATTAATTATAGAGACATATACTTTATAAATGTTCCTTGTAAAGGAGCTATTGCGTAAGTTATAGTATCATCTAAACTAGTAATTTTATAAGTATTAGAAGTTTCTACTAATTTACAATCTGTCCATTCTCCTTGAAGATTATTATTAAATGTCCATTGAGCTCTATTATTTTCAATATCTATGTAAAGTATATTCATATTTTTAAGTTTAATAATCTGTTTCTAAAGAAAATCTTGATAAATCAAAAGCTATAGCCGCAGCTGTTGCATTATTTGTCATCCAAGCTTGCCGACCTAATGGTGTTGTGTTTGCTGGTATGTTTAATGATACACTACCAGACAATTGTACAGAAGACGATAAGTTAGTTAATCTATAACCAATAATAGTATCATTAGGTTTTGATGATAATACCATTTCATATAATGTAGTAGTATCTACAGGAAAATTTGTACCTAAAGCTAATACTGTTGGAGATGTTCCAGCTACGTTATTTACAAAACTCCAGTTACCAGTACTTGCTGAACAAGCCATTCCTATTTTTCCAATAGTTACAGAAGTTAAAGGATCAACATTTGTTGGAGCAGTGGTAGCAGC